ATGAACCCCATCACCTCGTTCATTGTCGCTGTTTTCTTTTTATCTGGCCTGCTTGCCTACGCGTCCAGCTATCTGCTGCTGGCCATTTTGCTTTGGGTATGCGCCGCGATCGTGGCGCAAGCCTTGCGCATGGCCAACACCTGGCAGAAATGCGTGGTGCTGCGCGCTGGCAAGCTGCGCGGCGTCAACGGACCCGGGCTGTTCCTGATCATCCCGGTCGTGGACCGCGTGGTGGCCACCATAGACGAAAGAATCCAGACAACCGCCTTCAATGCCGAGCAGGCGCTGACCCGCGACACGGTGCCAGTGAATGTGGATGCGATCATCTTCTGGCATGTGCATGACGCGAAAAAAGCGGCCTTGGCCATCACCGACTATAGCCAGGCGATTGATCGAGTCGCGCAGACTTCGCTACGCGAAATGATAGGTTCCTCGATGTTGGCGATACTGCTCAGCGACCGTCAAAGCATGGTGCAGGACCTGTGCGGCAAGATCGCTGAGAAAACCGCGGAATGGGGCATTACCGTGCGCTCGGTGGAAATCCGCGATGTCGCCATTCCGGAGGCGCTGCAGGACGCCATGTCTCGCCAGGCGCAGGCCGAGCGCGAAAAACAGGCCCGGATTATTCTGGGTTCCGCCGAAGCGGAAATAGCCAGCAAGTTTGTCGAGGCGGCGAATATCTACGCGGAACATCCGGCAGCGCTGCAATTGCGGGCGATGAACATTATCTATGAAACCACCAAGGAGCGCGGCACGACGATTCTGATCCCCAGCGCGATGGTGGATAGTTTGAATCCGCAGGCCACTGCGTTGAAAAAGCCTGCATCCGGCCGAAGCGTCGCGTCGACCGCGGCCGTCAATCATGCGGGCTCTGCGGAGGCCGACTTGCGCACCGCAAGCGGCGCCGGTTAAGCGACAAGCGGCGGTTCGCTACTTGCCAAGGAGGTTGCATGCAACTGAGCCTACTTGATCTGCCCTGGTGGGGGCTTGTCCTGGCGACGCTGGGGCTCACCCACGTCACCATTGCCTCTGTCACCATCTTTCTTCACCGGCATCAGGCGCATCAGGCTTTGCAGCTGCATCCGCTGGCTAGCCATTTTTTTCGGTTCTGGCTGTGGCTGACCACTGGGATGGTGACCCGTGAATGGATCGCCATTCACCGCAAGCATCATGCAATGACCGATACCCCGGGCGATCCGCACAGTCCGCTGCGTTTCGGGCTCACGACGGTTTTGCTGCAAGGCAGCGAGCTGTACCGCCGCGCGGCCGGTGACCAAGCGATGCTGGAGCATTATGGCGGCAACACCCCGGATGATTGGCTCGAGCGACGGCTTTACACCAACCACTCCGCTCTGGGGGTGGGCTTGATGCTGCTGATCGACCTATTGTTGTTCGGCCCTGTCGGATTGACTGTTTGGGCGGTACAGATGCTGTGGATTCCCATTTTTGCCGCGGGCGTTATCAATGGCATCGGCCATTACTGGGGCTATCGCTTGTTTGCGACCAACGACTCTTCGCGCAACATCGTGCCGTGGGGAGTGCTGATCGGGGGCGAGGAGCTGCATAACAATCACCACGCTTATGTTACCTCTCCCAAACTGTCGGCCCGGTGGTGGGAATTCGATATCGGTTGGGTGTACATCCGCTTGCTCGCCTGCTTGCGTTTGGCCATGGTGCGCCAGCCATTGCCCCCCCTGCGCCAGAATCCGCTCAAGCTGCATTGCGATGAGAAGACCATGAGTGCAGTCATTGCCCATCGCTATCTGGTATTGGAGCGGTTCGATCACGCCCTGCGCCGGGCTGCGTCTGTGGAGTTGCGCCGGCTGGAAGGTCTGTATGTGGCTGCGGGGCTGGAGGCGGTTCGTTGCTGGTTGCGGCATGCCGCGCGGGAACCGCTGCCGGATGGCGAGCTTTTAGAACGGGTGCTGCCGCTCAGTATGGCGCTGAATACCATTTACACGATGAGGCGCGAGCTTGCCTCGCTGTGGGAGCGTTCCGCTTGTTCCACCGCGCTGTTGTCCAGCCAATTGGAGGATTGGTGCCGGCGGGCTGAAAGCAGCGGTATTGACGGTTTGCCGGAATTTTCGCGGCAATTAAGGCAGTACGATTGCTAGAGCGCGCGCTTCAATGTGCCAAGGAGGCAAGGTGGATGATCGTTTTCATGTACCAGCGTGGGGCTCTGTTGCACAAATCCCAGGTAGGACGAGTTTCCCCTTTCCCAAAACCGATTTACGCCATCGCCACCGTGTACGGCCGGCCCAGCATGCTGAAGCGGTTCAAGATGGCAGCACGCACTTGCAGCTCTGCCACTTGACCATCGAAACGCCGGGCCGTCACCCTTTCATCCAGCCGTTTGAAGCAATGCATCTTGGTTTCCACCAGGCTGCGGCGATGGTAGCCGGTCCATCGTTTCCAGATCGCCCTGCCTAATGGTTTGGCGGCCCGCAGAATCTCGTTCCGAGCCAGCACGCCCTCCATGGCCGCGCATTCTTGCGCGTGGGAATGCACGCAATTGCGCCGCACGCAGCTATCGCCTCATGACACGTCTTGGTATCGAAAGCGCCGTCGCCGCTCACGCAGGCTATAGGCTCATCTGGGGAGATTTGCGCCAAGAGCGAAGGCAGTATTTGCGCATCGCCCTTGCGATTGTCCGTGACTTCAATGGCGCGGATTTGCAGCGTTGGATCAGGGCTTGGTTGTAGGTGTTCCAGTTGGTCGTTCGGTAGCGCTTTGGAGCAGGCTTGGTCATGCCACTATCTTACCAAGCTGCGGTGGGGGAGGATTTGTGCAACAGCGCCATGATAAATTGTATTGACTAAGTATAAATAGCTCTGTGCGTTAACGCACAGAGCTTGCCCAGAGAATGATTTAGAGTGGCTAACAAAACTCAGTTTTACGGCTGAGGCAAGGCGCGCCGACGCAGACAGCACAAGCAGTACGGCAAGTTGGTGCAACGCAGCATCAGGGGTTTTGTTAGCCGTTCTTAACCTGCTGCTATAAACTGTCCCGGCAAGTCCAAAAACTTACCAGACAATATCTGGAAGTCTATGATTTTCGATCTGGCGGATTTTTTGAGAACGACTTGATCAGACCATTCCTAATGGAATGACTTATGTCTCAGTTTTATGTAAAAAGTGATTAATGCAGCAGTTCTTATTCAATTTTTAAGTGTGATGACTGTTTTTGATATTGGATTAGGTGGTGGAAGTTATTTGTCATTTTGTAATAAGGAAATCTTGGCAAAATTCCATTGTCTTTTGTGGCGCAAGTGGTAATGGTCAGTCTCAACCGTGCTATCCATCTACAAACTTGTATGCCTGCCGAAAAGAGAAGGAGTTTTTTATGCCAAGATACCACATTGAAATAGAACGTAACTCCGCTGGCGATTTTGTCGGCTGGTCAATACACAATGCAAGGGATCTTCTGCCTTCTCATATTTACCCCCTTTATGAAATGGCAGAGTACAAGGCTAGGCTCTTGGCTCAGGAGAATAACTGGTCTGAAGAGCCTGCTCCCGAGTATGCTCCGATTGCTGAAGCTTTATTGCGGAATAAGCATGAATGAGAGAAATGCTATGTCGAATTTACAGTTATCATCCTCTGTGGTTAAATCTAGTAATGGGCTATCTCGACAACAAATAGTGGTCTTGAAAACTGTGCTTATGCGGTATCGAGATATATCACTCCAAACTCTACACGAAACCCAAGATCATCTGCAGGCGTTCCTCGAAATTTCTGACTCGGAGGAGCGATCCCTGCAGAGAGAGGAATACCGAGTTGACTTAACAGTTCAAGAACATGAAAAGCTACAGTTGCAACGCATAGAGCAGGCACTTCAGCGTATTTGGAACGGCAGCTATGGCTACTGTGAGTTTAGCGGTGAGCCTATAGGAATGGCACGATTGATGGTTCAGCCTACTGCGACTTTATCTAAAGATGCACAAGAGACTGTAGAAGAGGGTTGACCTGCTCTTCTGGCCAACCTGCTCAATCCAAATCGAAGCGATTGCGGACATACATTATCAAAATGCTGTTGTAGGCCAGTACGTGGTTGAAGAGTTAACATAGACGCAGAGACGTATAAAATAAAACGCCCCATGCTCAATGAGCAGGGGGCGATTCATCATCTCTAATCCACGAGCGCAGCACAATTTTTTGTGGGCTTTTATGTGGAATAAAATCAATTAAAGCTATTGATTTTAAAGTGTCGCTGGCGGAGAGGGAGGGATTCGAACCCTCGGTACGCTCGCACGTACGCCTGATTTCGAGTTGGGTTGCAAATACAACACTTTCAACGACTTGGGCCATTTTACCTTCTAATAAAAGTGAAAAATAAACCCAGGAAAGCCGCGCCAGAGCGTGTTTGTGTGTCGAATTCTAGAAGGTTTAGGCGCGTCGCTTCTTGGGCTGCGGCAATGTCTTCGGAGTAGGGGCAACACGGTAGCCTAATCGGTCTTTGACGTAGTGCTCAGTCATGCTCCTGGTCTTGTGGCCAAGTAGGCGCTGTGCGTGGCCCATGGCTGCAATTTCCTCTGTGTCTGTCGCGGATTTGGCCCGGATGTCACGGAACTGGAAGTTGGGAATGCCGGCCAATTTGCGGGCCTTGGTAAAGCGATAGTGCAGGTTCGACTTGGTAAGCGGCTGGCCCTTTTCGTCTTGCACCAGGTAAAGGGTACGCACTGCACCTGGTTCAATCGGTGGGAGTTCCGTTGTCAGTCGGATGATGATGTCCAGCAGCGGCCCCTCGATGGCGACGCGCAGTGCTGCTTTGGTCTTGTTTTGCCTGATCGACAGCGCGCCCTCGCGGATGTCGGTGCGCTTTAGCTTGCGCACGTCAGATGGGCGCTGGCCGGTGTAGTAGGCCAGCTCCAGAGCATCTTTCAGCGGGCGGCAGGCACAGCTGATGACCTTCAACAGCTCTGCATCTTCGATATAGCGGTCGCGCCCGGTTTCGCGGTGTCCTTTGACGCCGGCGCATGGGTTGGCCGCATTGGTGTAGCCCCATTCCCTAGCGTGATTGAACACGGTGGAGAGCAGGGCTTTCTCGCGGTTGGCGGCGACCTTGGCCCCTCGTTCGTCCAGGTAGCGGCGGACAAACTGTGGGGTGATCGCATCCAGCGGCACATTCCCAAAGACAGCATTCAGTTTCCGCAGTTGGCGGGTGTATTCCTCTTGGGTCTTCGCTGCTTTCTCCGGCATTACGTCACGCGCGAAGCGAGCGGCCGCTACAGAAAAGGTGACACTCTCGATATCCACATCGGCGATGTTTTCCAGCTTTGCCCATTCCAGGCGGGCAACCGCCAAATCGTTGCCCAAGGGAATCCATTTGTACTTACCGTTTTCCCTAGAAACAAAGTAATAGCTGTTGCCCTTCTGGTACATGTGTTGTGGCAGAGAGAGGTTCTTTTCTCGGCGGCGGCCCATATCAAGATTTCAGTGCTGCAAAGTTTGGTTGTGGGGAAGCCGACGCTATTGCACCGGCCTTATGGCCGGAAAGCCGGCTCTCAGCGTAGGCGCGCAGGACAACCGGGCGGCCGGCTGCATTTACTTCATGCAGCCAGCCACGCAGTGTCAGCCACTCACGCTGCAGCGTGACACGCTTACGCCCGGTCAATGCCTGGATCTCTTCGTCAGACAGGAACATCCATCACTCCAGGGTAGACACGTCCAGGCGCAGGTTACTACTGCTGAGGCATTGCCCTGAGGCGGTGTGATACAGCGAGCCTGTCGCACGATCTGCCCAATAAGGCGTGCCTCCTACCTCCACCAGTGAAACATAGCGCACGGCCGGCTTGGCGTTCACCACAAACAGCGCTGCTTTTTGCTTGGGTAAGCGGGCCATCTTGGCAACTTCCTTCTCGGCGAGACAGCCGCCGTCAATGCTCATCATCAGCTTCATGCTGCCCTCCTTAGCTGTTTGATTGCCAACTCGTACTGTGCCGCCACCGGCAGCAGCTGCTCGCCCAGCTTGCGCAGCTTGGTTACGTTGCTGGGGAAGGGGAGCGTGCTATCTGCCCGGAGGGTGTAGAGAATGGCGCCGGCAGTGCGGACGTTCTCGCTGACCTCCTTCTCCGTCCGCTCAAGAGTGGCCGCAAGATCCTTCACCGTTTTGCCGGACAGCACGTCGATCGCAGCGAGGCGTGCCCATTCCGGCAGCAGCATGTACTGCTCGGTCATGCGCAATTTGATGCTCTCGCGGCTGGATTCTTCCGCCATCACCCACAGTGGCAGTGGGATCTCCGGCAGCAGCGCCAGGAGCGCATCCAGCAAGTAGCGCAGTACGTCGTACTGGTCGGCAGTCGGTACCGGATTGCCATCCGTCTCGTGTAGATCCTGCAGTACACGCCAGGCGGCATCGCAGGCATCGTTCAGCAGGCCGATCTTCATCTCGGTGGCCACAATTCGGGCCACGCGGTAGAAGTGGCCGATGAGGTTGAAGGATGTTGGGCACCAGCTGCTGCGCAGCGTATCCAGAGACATCAGCATTGACAGGCTGAGGGAGTTGATTTCCTGCTGGCTGAGACGCTCGGTGCTGGCCAACACGAAGACCTTGGCGAAGGCGTTTTCCGACTCGCCTGCCCAGACTTGGCGCTGCTTGCGCGGGTTGTACTTCTTGCGTGGCTTGCTCATGCGGCCTCCTTGATTGCATTGATGATGTCGCGCATTACCGGCGGGCATACCGCGTTGCCGAGCATGTGGACGGCGAGTCGATGCTGCTCTGGCAGGATGTAGTCAGCGGGAAACCCCATGGCTGCCCGGCATTCCTGGGCGGTAAGCATCCGCATACGATCTCCGTCGATGACAGCCCAACGGTCACGCGTCGTGATAGTTCCGATGGGGCGTTCCAGGCTGCGGCCGGTTTCTCCAGAGCCGGTGCCGTAGTAGGGCGCGAGAAAGCGGTCACCAAATCGTGCTCGGCCCGCCGCAACTCGCTTCAGGGTTGCTTGGCTGCGCCCAGGACGTTCGATCTGGCTCCAATTGCCTGCAGCGAAGTCGATGAAGCTGGCGGCGCCAATGTGCTCTTGCTTCGGCAAACGCAGCTCAATTGGATGCTGGCTGCGAGTCATCACCAGGTATAGGCGTTCTCGGTTCTGGGGTACGCCATGGTCTGCCGCATCGATGATGTATGGCTGAATGGCATAGCCGAGCGCATGCATGGCTTGCCGCCATGCCGGATACAGCTTCCAGCGCGTGAATGCCGGGACGTTTTCCACCACGATGAAATCCTGCAGGTGATATTCGGCAACCGCGATGACAGACCACGCAGTTGCTCGGCTGCTGTCATGTTGTGGGTTGCCGTTCGCCTTGCCACGAGCTGGGCTGTGGCCTTGGCAGCACGGGCTGGCAAGGAAGCCGTCATGCGCTGGGATGGTGGATGGGTCAACCTGGTGCATGTCCTGGCATACGTGGAGAGCACCAGGGTGGTTGCGTGCGTGCAGCTCTACGGCGACGGGCCAGTGATTTCCTGTCCAGACTACTTCGGCGCCTGCCATGGTTGCGCCTTCACTGGAGCCGCCCAGGCCTGCAAATCCGTCTGCTACTTTCATGCTGCATCCCCCTGCTTCAGTACCTTGCGGTAGCCGTCCTGGTACTGGCTGACGATGCCTTCATGCTCCATGCGGCATAGCATCGTGGCCGCGTCGTAGAAAAAGCAGCCGAGGCTGGTGGCGACGTGGTGAATACCGCACCGTTGGGTGCGGATCACCAGCTCGACGGCTTGCTGGTAGAGATCGGTCATGCATCACCCCTTCAGGTTTCGAGGCGGCTGCGTTTTCGGCAATCACCTTGTCGATGGCGGCATCCAGTGCGACGGTGTCGCACTCTGTCAGACCGCAATACATGATCAGGATGGACAAAGCCTGACCGCCATCTTCGGAGGCAAGCTGTTTGATGATTTTCCAGCGGGCGGCGTCTTTGAGGACTTCTTCGGGGACATCCAGCCCCAGGCTCCCTTGCTCCGGTACGGTTGCGAGCAATTCGTCGCGGCACGCGTTCCAACCGTTTACATAGCCTTCGTCATGACTGTTGGAGAACACGTCCAGCTCCAACACTTCCGGTACTGCCACTGAGGTCTTGCCAGACTTCAGGCGCATTAGAGCCGACAGAATTTGGCCGGCACCTCGTTCGTGATCTTCCAGTGCAAGCTCATCAGCGATTTGGCCGATAGTGGCTTGCAGTTGGTTGCGCTGCTGTACTGCTTTGAGGTGATCTTGCAGGCTGGCCTCTTCCAGTGCTTCGTCTATCCCAGCGCCAGTGTTGTAGTAGCGCTCTAGGTCTTCCGTCGTGACGATCTTGCCTGCATTCACGCAGGCCAGAATGCGGCTGGCGTTTTCTGCGCCATAGATGTCAGCGACGATATGACCATCTTTATCACGCAATGCCAGGCAATCTCGCCCGCCATCGTCATGCGTCAATTTCCATGGCTCTTGTGCATGTTTCATGCTGCTTCCCCCTGTACCTGGTCAACGGTGCCGGCCTTCATAGCCTTGCGCAGGCTCTTGAACAGATCCGGGTGCGTCTCCTTCAGGTAGCCGATCACCTCCAGATCCTCGTGATTGATCTTGGCCAGGTCGATCTGCTCGACGTGTACCAGGCGCACTAGCTCGCGCACCGGCTTCGGCATGTTGCGGCCGGACTCGTAGCGGCTGCCGCCGGATTGGGTGACGCCGACACGGCTCCAGAAGTCGGACTGGTTGAGGCCCAGCTGGCGGCGGATTTCACGCGGGTTGTTGATGGCTGCAAACATGGTCAGAACCCTCAATGATCAGGGTAAGGGTGTGCTGTACTGCGTTTTCGCGGATGTCGATCAGTACCCAGTTATTCGGTTGGCCGCTGGTCACCATGCCGAAGCCGGCCTCGGCCAGTACCAGTTCGATCTGCTTGGTGGCGGATCCGACTACCTCGATGGCGCACTGCACGCGCAGCAGGCAGCCGGCGCCAAGTTGCCAAGCGGCCTCGGTCGGGATGCCAGCATCTGTCAGGTCACGCGCCAGGCCTTCGGCAGTGGCGATGGAGGCAATGCTGGACTCCAGGCGCTTCATGGCCATCAGGTATTGCTCTGCCAGGTGCTGGGCGCTGCGGTTGTACAGGTTGAGCATGGTCTGGCTCCTACTCGGTCAGCTGGCTGGCAAAGGCGAAGAGTTGCTTGGTTGCCGCGATGGCATGCTCTTCAGTGAGTTCATCGAACACCTTCTGTGCTTGCGCCTCGCCGGTGTCTGAGCTTTCCCAGGCAACTGCTGACTGGCAGATACCCAAGCCGACAGGCTTTGCGTAAAAGCGGATCTCCGGCTGGTCATCCTCATCGCAGCCCAACATGGCGACGATCTGGCCCTTGGCGGTATCGAATACCTTGGCGAATGGTGTGTTCATGGTTGTGTTCCCCCTTATGCGTAGCGCCAGCGGCTGATCAGCTCGGCGACGTCGTCTTCGCCCAGGCGGGCCAGCGCTTGCGCGATGGTGTAGTCGGTCATCAGGTCGAGGCGGTTGGCCGCCAGCGCCACGTACAGGCGTTCGCCGGTGGACAGCACGCCGACGCGGTCATCGATCTGGTTGCGCGCCTCGGCGGCGATTTCGTCCAGGTGGTTGAGTTGGGTTTCATCCATGGTCTTGCTCCTTCTGAGGTTTCAGGAAAATCAGGCTTGGAACACCCAGCACTTGAGCGTGCTGGGCTTCTTTGGCCCGTGGGTATTGGCGTTGTAGAGGGCGTTGATGGCCGAGTTGACGGCCTTTATGTCCACGAACTTCCGGCTGCGGCTGGTCTTCAGCACGCGCTTGAGGTCAGCGATCGGCGGCACCTTCTGCTTGCGGTCGGTAGCCACCTCAAGGAAGTGGTTGAGGTTGATGGCGATCACGTTCTGGTCGCGGCTGTGGTTGAGCACCGGCTGGCCGTCGCCGTCTTCGCCACTGCCGTCCAGGAAGTCGAAGATTTCCCAGAACTCGGCCACCAGCGGGTGGTCGGCGTTGATGGTCTGCTGGCGCTCGATGGCCATTGCCTCGATCTGGCGGTAGGCAGCGCTGTGTTGCTCTTCGGTGAGCGGTACCACCAGCGTCAGCGCGTCCACCAGGGAGAGCAGCTGGGCGTGGTTCTTGGCGATACGGAAGTGGCGGACTCCGTCCAGGGCGAGCAGGTGCTGCTCGTGCTGCAGGGAGTTGGCATCGAGCGTGGCCAGCACCTGTTCTTCCTGCTTGCAGGCCCGTACCAGGAAGCCGGACAGGCTGTCAATGGTGGCGGTCTCCAGCTTGCCGGCCGCCGTTTTGGTGGCTTCAGTGTGGCCGGCGCGCTCGAAGTACAGGTGGCAGATACGCTGCATCACGGCATCGCTGGCGGATACGGTGGCGTTCTGGCTGATCACGATGGCGCCACGGAAGGGCGGCTCGTAGGTCTCGTTGCCGCCGTTCTTCATGCCACGGCTGCGCACGCTGCGGCCGTTGTAGGCGGTCTTCAGCTCGTCCCAGTCGAAGTTCTTGGCCGGACGGCCGGCAGCGCTGTCGGCGCTGTCACGGTCTGACTCGATCAGCACCACCGGCAGGTTGGCCACCTGGGCGAAGTTACGGGCGCGGGCGGCGGTGGTGGCCTTGGCCGGGTCAAAGCCCTCGTAGTCGTTACGGCCGCGCAGCTTCCACAGGAACTCGATCAGGGTGGACTTACCGGCGCCGGCCTCGCCCACGATCTCCAGGAAGGGGTAGGACTTCTGGCGCTCGCGGATCTGCTCGGCGAACAGGCTGCCGAACCAGTAAGCGAGGGCGACGATGCCCTTGGCGCCGAAGCATCGCCACAGGTTGCTGATCCAGTCGGTGGCGAAGTCCTTTTCGTCGGTATTCAGGCGCAGGGAGACAGATTGCGACAGGGTCTTGATCGACAGCTTGTCCAGGTCGAAGAAGTCCTCGTCGTTCAGCGGGACGATCTTGCCGGCCTGGATGGCGATGTCGCCCCACACGTAGCAGCTGTGCTCTTTGCTGTAGCCGATGAAGTCGATGGTCTGCACCGACTTGATGTTGTACGTCCAGCGCGACAGCAGGCGGTCGAGCTGCTGGGCGTTGCCTGTCCAGACCGCACCTGGCGCCATGGACAGCAGCCGCTTCTTGAACTCGCTGGCGCTGGATAGCTGGCCGCCGGTGAAGGTGTTTTTGACGGCCGGCCCGCTGTGTGGGAAGTCCACACGGAAGTAGTACCAGGACTCGTCGGTGATGGTGTTCGACTGGAAGTACAGCGGCGTCGGCAGGCAGTTGGCGATCTCGTTGATCGCACCGGACTTCTGCAGTGCCTTGTGGCGCAGCTCGTCCTCCGGCATGTCCTTGTACGCCTCGCGCAGGTCGTCCATTTCCTTGCCGAACTTGTCCATGTCCAGCTTGAACCAGTACATGCGGTTGTCGAAGTCGAACGGGAAGGTCTGATTTCCGTTGCGCGAGTACATGATCGAGGCCTTCTCGCTGGCGCTTTCGGCGGTCAGCAGGTCGCCGTAGTAGCGGTACTCCTCGATGTTCTTCTGCTGCAGGCGGTCTACCAGGTGCAGGTCGTTCCAGTCCTGCTTCTTCTTGCCCTTCTGCGGGATCTGCGCGGCAAAGGCATCCCAGCCTTCATCGCGGGCGCGGCGCACGAACTTCTTGGTGAAGCTGCGGCCAGCCTTGTCGCCGTCAAAGGCGAACACCAGGCGCGGGCGTTCACGGCTGCCAAGCTGCTCGATCAGGCCGGCCAGCGCGGTTGCCGGGTAGTTGTTGGTGGTCAGGGTGGATACTGCGGAAATACCGCTATGGAGCAGGGCAATGGCGTCAAAGATGCCCTCAACGATCCACAGCTCCTCGATGTCGGCAAAGCCCATGGTCGGCGGCTGCCACCAGGTGCCGCCGTAGTTGCCACGGAAGTTGGCTTTCTGCTTGCCGAAGCGGTAGGCCTGGTCGATGAAGCGTTCCCAGAAGCCGATACCTGGCAGGGCGAAGCGCACCGTGGCGGTACCGATGCCCTTGTCCTGTGACCAGAAGCTCTCCTGGGTGTACCAGCCGCGCACCATGGACAGGTCGAAGCCGCGCGCCTCTTTCATGTAGGCGTCAGCAGTGGCGTGCGGGTTTTCCGGTTGCTTGGGGAAGCGTTCGCTCCAGCTCTCGAACAGGTCGTTGTACAGCTCCTTGACGTGCTCTTCGTAGCCGCAGTGGTTGATGCGGTTGCAGCGCAGCACCCACGGATGCTCGGCATTGGTGTACAGCTCCTTCTTGCCGCAAGATGGGCAGCGACCTTGCTGCAGCCATTCGCCCTTGGCCTTGAACTGGAAGTCCCGATCCAGTCTGTCGGTAATGGCTTGGTGGAGTTGTGCGTCCATGTTTCGTTTCCGTGGGCAAGACAATCCCCTCACGGCCTAAAACAGGCTGTGATGGAGGTATTACGTTGTTGGGGTGGGGTGCTAGGTCAGCGGGTTAGCTGTCCAGCTCCAGCGGCATCTGCTCGTCTCCGGCAGCTCTACGCATGGCGATTCGGATCGCGGCCAGCTTGGCGCGGCTGGATTGGGGAAGCCGCTGTAGAGGATCGGCGACGGAGGAGGGCGAGATAGTCTCGATCGACTCTTCTACCGCTTTGAAAGAGTGGCCACACACCGGGTCGACGCACTGGTAGTAGCGCTCGATCAGGGTGATGGACAGACGGCGGCTCCAGCGGGTGTGGGCAACTTCGCCGCATGAGGTGCAAATGGAAGACATGGTTACGCGTCCTGCTTGCAGAAGAGTTTGAAGGTGGTGTGCAGAATTTCCTGGACGTGCTGGCACAGGTCTGTGGCCAGGTTTCCCAGCTGGCGCTTCTCGCGCTTGCAGACTTCGTTGTCGGCAGTGGCGCGGCGCCACTCGGCGGCGAACTCACCAGCTTTTTCCAGCATCTCTATGAACTGCTCCTGGATGTCCTCGGCGGACATGGCATCGACAGTCGGTAGCTTGATGAACAGCCCGCCGCTTTCATGGGCAACTGCCTCAGCGAAGTAGGTGGTGCCGCTGGCCTTCTGCATGGCGATGGCGCGGCTCACGGTGATTTCCTGCCCCTTGCGGGCGTAGACGCGGTTTTGCAGGGCGGTCAGGCTCATGCCCTGCGATGCCGCCATGGCTGACCATCCGCCGTTGGTGGCGCAGCACATCATCTGGTAACTGCCCTTGATGCTTTCCACAATCTGTTCCCTTCGCTGAGTGGTGTTATCTATGCCGTTGGCGGTCTATCGTTATTTCATGCCGCGAGAGTCTTTGAACTGCTCAAGTCCAAGCAGGTAGATGATTCGCACCATTGAACTCATGGTGCGGTATTCTTTCCTGCTTAGTTCCAGCAGTTCGGCCTTCTCGTCTTCGGTAAAGCGGACGGCGACCGGCTTGTCAGACTGCAGCCCTGCGGGCGATCTGCGTGTTGGCTTTTTCATGTCACTGGTATGATTGTGTAATTGCGAATTGCACAACCGGATTATTATCTAAAAACAGACACTATGCAAATGGAAATTGATCGAAAAAAGACAATTGGGGAGCGGCTGTTGCGCGAGCGCCAGCGTTTTGGCTGGTCTCAAACGGATGCGGCAAGGAAAGCCGATGTATCTTTTAGCGCATACAGGTCGTATGAGGACGGCAGAAGTGCTCCCAATGCAGAGGCCTTGCAGGAGCTGGCACGGTATGGTGTCGATGTGCTGTATGTCGTTACCGGACAGGCAACGGATGGCAAGCTATCCCCTGATGAAATGATGCTGCTTGGGGCGTGGAGAGATAGCCCGGACGAGATACGCGCCGGGATCCTGGGGTTCTACCGTGCCTACGGCGCCACCATTCGTCGGGAGGAGATCTGATATGCACTGGTCAATCTGCTGGAGAGCGGTGATCGTCACGCTCGTCTTGGGCTGGTACTGCACGGGGAAGAACTTGCAGGAATTTTTATATATTTGATCAGCTAATAATCAGATTAATTTTGCTGTGTTTGTGGTCTCTGCTTTTGTAGAAAAATTAACTGGATATAAACCTTAAGGAATAATAATGCAAGAAGTTACTCTTCGTGAAATTGTGAAATGTACTTTTGAGCAAAAAACCGCTGTTCGAGATATTAGGAATCAAGAAAGTGTTAGGCGGTCGATGTACACGGATCACATGATTGGGCTGGAAGAACACTTGGCTTGGATTGAGAGGCTTGAAAAGGATACAAGGCAGATCGTTTTTGTGGTTTTTCTTGATGGTATTGTTTCTGGTCTTGTTTCAGTTAATGCTTTAGATCGTTTGCATAAAAAATCAGATTGGGCTTTTTATCTGGATAGTAAGGCGCGTGGTGGCTTGGGTGCAGTGCTTGAGTTTTCGTTAATTAATTATGCGTTTGATGAAATTGGTTTGGAAAAACTTAACTGCGAAGTAATTGAAACTAATCCTGCTGTCGTAAAGATGCATCTTAAATTCGGATTTGTTGAAGAGGGGTTTAGGCGGTCTAACATAGAGAAGGACGGGAAGCGTATAGGTGTGCATTTCTTGGGGCTTACTAAAGATGATTGGGTTATTAAGCGTGATGAAATTAGCGAAAATTACAAATCTATATTTGAAAAATTCCAAGTTCATATTGATTCCACGTTGGTTTCGGTTTGAGCTATGGGTTTGATTTTTGAGCGGGTTGTGGCGGAGGAAAGGCAAATCGAGATTCTATATGATTTGCTTAAGCGTCGTACGCACAAGATAAGTCATCAATCTATGCCGTGTTACGAAGATCATAAGGATTTGTATGTAACAATCCATATAGAATTTGGTACTTGGTAAGGGATGTTACTGGATATGTTGGGTCTGTTTATCTAACTGATCAGAATACTATTGGGGTTAATATTGATGACGGTAAATTGATTGGCCGTATCGATTTGATCATTAATAAGATTAAATCTGAATTTGAGCCATTGCCTCAAGTAAGGTCGGTTCGTGCTGGCTGTTTTTCAATAAATGTTTCTCCTAGTAATAGTGAGCTACTAACTGCTTTAGAAAGATCCGGTTATCGAGTCGCTCAAGTTAGTTTTAATGTGTAATCGGCTATTGCTTTTTGTTAAGGCATAGTTATCTGCAGAATTGGTGGATAGTTATGCCGGCAGGTCTTCCAGCTTCATCTCAAGCTCCAGAGTTGTGATGAAACCGCCGTCCGTAATGCTGTGCATGGCCTTGCTGATCAACCAGGAGCAGTTGTCGATCGCCGGTTTGAAGCCGGTGACTTTGGCCGGCAGCTCCGGGAAGATCTCGGGCCGGCCGTGCTCCAGCGTGATGCTGAACTCGGCCACGCCGCGCTGCAGCTTATCCCATGCCGCCTTGGCTCCCTGCAGCGCCGTGGCCTCGGTCGCGTAGATGTGGAGCAGCACCTTGCAGTTCTGCGTACTCGGCTCAGTGGCTTTGACCTGCGTGGAGGTCAGGTGGCTGCGCTTGGTCGGCTTGCCGCGTTTCGTGACGCCCTTGCGCCGTTCGAACTTTGTGTTGGCGTCGACGATCACCTCGCCCTTGGTCGCCTTGTCCAGGTTGTGCCAGTAAGCCTTCACTGCCGTGTAGGCGTTGCGGTCTGCTACGGCTGGTCTGTCCCATTCCCCGTGGACACTAACTTAAGGTGGATAATCCCCACCAAGGAGCAGTGTTCATGATCAAGACCAGACGTACTTTCCCGGAGGCCCTCAAGCGCGAAGCGGTTGAGCAGGTACTTGCCGGCACCCCGTTACGGCATGTTGCCCAAGCCTTCGACATTACCGAGTCGCTGCTGGGCAAGTGGAAGCGTCAACTCCAAGACGCAGGACCCGATGCCTTCCCTGGCCGAGGCAAACAGACCGGTGAAGCCGCCGAGCTCAAGCGACTGCGGGATGAACTGGCCCGCGTTACCATGGAGCGCGATGTCCTAAAAAAGGCGCTCGCCATCTTCTCGCAACCCACGAAGTGAAATTCCGCGCGATTCAGGCGCTGTCGGACCGCTACCCGGTAGCCCCGATGTGCCAACTGTTTCGTGTGTCCCGCAGTGGCTACTATGCTTGGCTACACCGCCCACCTTCGGCGCGAGAGATGGCGAACCGACAACTACTACGTGAAATCCGGCTGGTGCATGCCGAGGTCAATGGTATTTATGGCCATCGGCGTATTCATGCCGAACTTCTTGCACAGGGCTTCGCCTGCGGGCGGCATCGCATCGCGGGCTTGATGCGGCGAAACGGTATCAGGGTTAGAACGCGTAAACGTTGGCGACCCGTCAGTGGAGGTCAACACCTTCTACCCGTGGCGCCTAATCTGCTGCAGCGACAATTTGCTGCTGGTGGCGACATCAATCAGCGTTGGGTGTCGGATATGACCTATATTCGGACCGGTGAAGGGTGGCTGTACTTGGCGGTGGTGCTCGACTTGTACTCCCGGGCGATAGTGGGCTGGGCCATGCATCATCGAATGCAGCAAGAACTGGTGCATGCAGCCCTGACGATGGCAGTGGCGCGCCGCCAGCCTTCAGGAGAGGTGATTCTGCATTCGGACCGCGGGAGTCAGTACTGTGCCTTTGACTACCAGGCATTGCTGAAACGGCATGGAATGGTACCGAGCCACTCCCGCACCGGGAACTGCTGGGATAATGCAGCGATGGAAAGCTTCTTCCGTTCATTGAAGTCGGAACGCGTTTATCTGACCCACTACCGGAGCTATGAGGAGGCGCGTACGGATGTGTTTGATTACATCCGCTTTTACAATCACCAACGCCGTCATTCGACCCTGGGGTATCTGACCCCGGTTGAGTTCGAACGCCGTCGTTCAGAGCTTAGTGCTTAA